CGTCGTCGCAGGTCAGAGCCTTGACAGGTAAGCCTGGTGCTAAATGTCCTGAGCAAACACGCCAAATTCCGTTGATATCTATTGACGGTGGTGCGTGCTACACTTGTGGACTATGTATAGAAAACAAAACGGATATCCGTTTCTCAATAAGCAAGAAGTAAATGACACGCAAGCGGGGTCTTCCTCCTTTCTCTCCGCTTGCACCACCAAATGGTGAACATAGGGGACGAACAAGTCCCTGAACATGTTAGTTATTCCAGCCTCATGGATTGGTTAAGTTGTGGTTGGATGTACTACTTATCAAGAGTTAAACAAGTAAAAGAAATCCCAGCATGGTGGTTGTATGGTGGCACTGCTGTCCATAGAGCCACAGAAATGTGGGACTTAAATAAGTGGAAGGACAATAATAAATGAATGAAGTAGAAAGTTATTGGCGTTCTGCTTGGGATGATACTGAGATTGAATTTCGTAAAAGACTTGGAGACGATGGGTTTGCCCAACCATTCAGGTCGGCAAACCCACGTAAACCAGAGGATAAATCTTGGTGGTATTCAAATGGTATCGAGATGTTTAAGAACTGGATTGAGTGGAGAGAGCGTGAGCAATGGGCTATATGGACATTGCCAAGTGGCGAACCAGCAATTGAATTAAGTATGAACATAGAACTAGATGGTGTCAAAATTAAGATGGCATTAGATAGAGTTATGGTGACACCAACAGGTGAGTTAATTGTAGTTGATGTGAAGACTGGTGCAAGGACACCAACCAGTACTTTACAATTAGGATTCTATGCAGTAGGCATAGAAGTATTACACGGAGTAAGACCTCAACTGGGTGCTTATTGGATGGCACGCAAGAAAGATGTTACTCCACCAGTTAGCCTTGACTTTTACACAGTCGAGAGATTAACTAGATTAGTAGGTGACTTTGACAGAGCAAGGAAAGATAAAATATTTGTTCCGAACTACAGTCATTGTAATCTATGCGGATATAAAAACAGTTGCGAATGGTACGAGAAAAAGGAAGGACTAGGATAATGTCCGAAGCAAAGATACAGGTAAGTTTCAAACTACCTAATGGAACTATCCCACTATTTCGTGGTGATACTCCAGAAGAAGTTGAAACATTAATACAAGCAGCAGTTGTTTCTGAAACTTTCATAGGAAGTTTAGAAGCATTTGCTGAAGCAGCAGGTATTGGTCGCGCACCAAGTGCACCACAACCTGTGTTTCAAAATCAACAAGCAGTAGCAAACGTTGCTGCAGCATTAGGTGGGACAGTTATAAGTGAGACCACAACAGGTAGTGGTCCGTTTAGAACTTGTCTTCATGGTCGTATGACTGCTATGCAAGGAACATCTAAATTCCAAGCAGGTGAAATCTACAAATCTTATATGTGTCCTGCACCAAAAGGTGCATTGGATAAATGTAAGAGCATTTCAATTAGAAAAGGTACACCAGAATGGGATGCGTTTATACCTGATAAGTTAGCGAAGTAATGAGAACATTACTTCGTGCAATAAACGGTAAAGATGTTGGGGGAGAACCACTCCCTCAGCATTTCCGTTCCTTCCAACAAGCAGATATTATTTTGCGAAGAGCAGAATTAAATCTTATTGCTGGTACCCCAGGTGCAGGTAAATCTAGTATTGCATTGGCGTTAGCAGTACAAACTAAAGTTCCAACTTTATATATATCTGCTGATACTAATGCTCATACTATGGGTATGAGATTGTTATCTATGGCTACAGGTGTTACTCAAAATCATGCAGAGCAAATGATTAAAAGCAATGATTCAAGAGTGGACCAAACTATGAAACAGTTTGAGAACTTACACTGGGGTTTTGATGCAACACCAACATTGAATGACATTGACGAGTTAGTGATGGCGTTTGAAACTAAGTGGGGTCAACCACCTGAACTAATAGTTGTTGACAACTTAATGGATGTTGCAATGGATGGACACGAAGAATTTTCTGGCATGCGTTCAGCAATGAAAGAATTAAAGTACCTTGCCAGAGATACAAATGCCTGCATTCTTGTTTTGCATCACACAAAAGAAGGATTCATAGGCACACCATGTCAACCAAGGTCAGCAGTTCAAGGTATGGTCAATCAGATACCTGCATTGATTCTTACAATTGGGCAAGAGATTATTGGTGACAGTACATATCTGTGTGTTGCACCTGTAAAGAACAGGTACGGCAAGGCTGATGCTTCAGGTGGCTCATTTGTAATGCTGTCATTTGACCCATCAACTATGCAGTTAAAAGATGTACACACAAACGACTAAAGAAAAGCGGAGATAAAGATAATGGCACTACCATTTATAGTAGTAAACGGACGTCTAACAGAAGACGTACAAGTTAAACAAGTCAACAATGATACTGTAATGAACTACAGAATTGCTGCTAATCAAAGAAAGAAAGATGAAGCAACAGGTGAATGGGTTGACGCAAACACCACATACCTAGACGGAAGTATCTGGGGTAAAGCAGCAGAGAATGCTAAGTCATTTAAAAAAGGTGACTCAGTTATTGTTACTGGAGAATTAAAGCAACGCTCATACGAAAACAATGAAGGTCAGAAAAGAACAGTGTATGAGATTGCAACTGACACTATTGGTCTAGCAGTTAAGAGATACTAATGACAACCCCAAGCAAGCGTAAGGGTTCTAAAGCAGAACTAGATGTTGTAAAATATTTACAGTCACAAGGCTGGAAGTATGCTGAACGTCGTCTTGCTGGGGACAGAAACGACAAAGGCGATATCGCTGGAGTTAATGGTGTTTGTTTTGAAATAAAAAACAGAGCCAAGATGGACCTTGCTGGATGGGTAGAAGAAATGTTAATAGAAACTGTGAATGCTAAGGCAGACACAGGTGTAGTAATACATAAACGAAAAGGCAAATCAGATGTTGGACAATGGTACGCCACATTAACATTTGAAATGTACATTAAACTACTCATCCAAGCAGGATACAAATAGATTGAAGTACTCTATTAAAGATGTGTTGCTTTACTACAAAGGTAAAGTACCACGTGATGGTTCTGGTTGGAAGAAAATGAAATGTTGTTTCCACGATGACAGTCACGCATCAGGACAAGTAAACTTTAATGATGAATACTATATGTGCTTTGCTTGTGGTATCAAAGGTGATGCAATAGACTTAATTAAATACAAAGAAGGGTTAGATTATGCCAAGGCTGTCGAGTTCGCAGAAACAATTCTTAATAAGAGCGGCACAGACTTACGCAAAACACGTAGAGAAAGCGTCAAGTTATTTGGCAGAGAGAGGACTGTCCCTAGAGGAAGTAAGTCAGTTCCATCTGGGCGTCGTGGAAGAGACACTACCAGGTCATGAGCAATACAAAGGTAGATTAAGCATTCCATATATGACAAGAAGTGGTGTCGTTGACATACGCTTCAGGTCATTAGATAACTCAGAACCAAAATATCTTGGACTAACAGGTGCTGAAACAACATTGTTTAATGTCAATGCTTTATTCACTGCAGATAAATACTTATGTGTATGTGAAGGTGAGATGGACACAATAACAATGGCTGCTAAAACAGAACATCCAACAATTGGTGCACCAGGTGCAGCCAGTTGGAAGCAACACTACACCAGAATCTTAGAAGACTTTGATGTAGTACTTGTGCTTGCAGATGGTGATGAAGCAGGACTAGAGTTCGGAAAAAGAATACAAAGAACAAGTGCAAATGTACGAATACTACAGATGCCAGACGGAGAGGATGTAAATAGTGTCGTCAGAAAACAAGGACCAGAATTTATTAACGACCATGTTAGAGATGCCTTGGGAAGTTAATAGAAGTATCTATGACCTTATGAGTGTGGATACAGAGATGTATGTGAAACCATCAGTTGATACCGATGAGATTGTTGGTATCAATATGTACAAAGCATTAAAAGATATCTACACAAAAGTCCGTGATGATAAAGAAGAAGGACTACGATGGCTGGATGAACTAGGTAGGATGATTATTATGGGCACACTTGACCCAAGTAATGCTAAAGAGTTTGTTCACGAAAGCATGGTCGAAGAACACATGAGAGACCTTGATACTGAACTAGAAGAATTAGGTAAAGAACTTGGATAACATAGAAGACTTTA